TAAACCAGGAAGTGGCATGAGGGTGCCCCGCGTCATCGCCAACCTGGAGCCAACAGATCGGGTTGGTTTTATTACACCTAATGCTGTCAGTACAGATCAAGCTAGATACGCAGAGCAATTACGAAGCGAGATCCGACTGGCATTGGGTGGCATTGATGATTTAAGCATTACAAACGTTACCGCTACTGAAATTAAATCGGCATATGGTCGCGTTAGTGCAACAGCAAAGAAGAAATGCTTGCAGCTCTATACGTATGGTATTTGCAAGTGTTTTGAACTAATGATTTTTCAGGAAGAACAAATCTTCCGGAAATCATTGGCTTATGCCTCTGGGATTAAATACCCTGCCCCACCTCAAGACCCGGACGATGAGGCTTCCGTTTTAAAATACGAAAAACAAAAATCAACTTACGAAAAGAAACTTCAAAAAGCTATTGATACTGCGCTTGAAACAAGAGAAATTCCTGACGGAGTTTTAGGTTTAGCTCCAGATGGCGATCGTACTGTTGCCTGGCGCTGGATGGGGCCTGTTTATGAAGACACTGCACAAGATAAATTAAACCAGTCTATTTTCACCCGAAACCTGCAAGAGTTAGGGGTTGATAGCATTGAAGCACTGAAGTATTTGTTCCCTTCAAAAACGGATGACGAAATCGCGGGCATGCTCTCGGGGTTCCCATTCCGGATGGTGGGGGAAGTACAGAGGGCCTACTCCGCATTTATTGACCTTGTCAATTTAGAAATGCGGACACCACATCCGCAGCAACCGAATTTACCGATGGCTGCGGATCCAAGACTTGATCTTACCCCCTTCCTTTACCGAACTCTCGAAAGCCTACAAAAAGAGGTAACCTATGCAGGCCGATACCGCAATGCCGACCCAATCGGCACCCCAAGTATCCCCGACCCAGCCGACCAGCTACGCGGCTCCAATGACCCAGACGGCGGCCCAAGCTCCGGCGGTGGCGACCAACTCTCAATGGGTGGCGCCTTACCAGCAGATGGTGGCCCCCGCCCCGCAAACCCAGGCCCAGATGGGGGTCCCCAGCTACCCATCAGCCCCTACAGCGTTTTACCCCCAAGCACCCCAGGCAGCCCCACAAGCGGCACCTCAGGCGGAGAATCCTTACAAGGAGGCGTTCAATCGGGTGGTGGGTCTCCTGAGTTCGCCCGTCCAATTCCCCTTCCAGGGTCAACAGTCGGCAGTGACTCAACCGGTAAACCCGGCCAGTTACGCTTCCCAACAGGCTCCCCAGTACAACAACGCGGGGATGCCGACCTCTATGCCTGGGACCAACAACAACCAGGCTTACTCCAACGCTTATTCCCAACCTTCACAGGAAATCAGCCAGGACCAGCTTCTGGCAAACGGAGTAAGCCCGCAAAGTCTTGAGGTTATTAATTATTTTGGCGCGGACGTTCCCGCCATCCTTAATAGCTATGCTTGCCAGCTGGAAGATGCGCTGATTCAAACCAATCAGCAACTCATGGAATCTGTGGGTCTTCTTCAGGAGCTTTCGAATGAGCACCGTGCTTATGAGACCATCCTGACCGATCCCGATGTCCTTGCCGACTATACCTGTGAGTTCTTCGGTGAGAATGGCCCCTATCCGATTCCCGATTCGGAAATTGGTTATGCCCCCGCTCAACAAGGTCAAGCTGTTGGTCAACAGTACCAGCGTCCGGCCGCTCCTCAGCGCCCTGAGATGCCTGTTCCTCCTCAACCTCAAGCGCAAGGCAATCCCATGGATTTCTGGAATAGCTTCGGCTCTCTGGCTGATCGGGATCCTTCGAATGCTTGGCGCTATCTGAATGCTGCTCAGTCCAATCCCGAAGTCTTCCGCCAGAAGCTTCTGGTGATGGAGTGATTATCGGTATTCTGAATAAACGCCATTTATCAGAAAAATAAGTAAATGTAAAATAAGGGGTAGCAACAGCTGCCCCTTTTATTTGTAATATTTATGACTGCTAAAAAGGAGAGCGCTGGTAAACGAACTGAGCAGTTTTTGGCGAAGATTGGCACCGCTGGCGGCCCAATTGGCTCTCCATTTCTTTTTAGTTTTGGTGCCGGTAATCTAATGCAACAAGTGCAAGCCGGTATGGTCGACGAGTATGCACCAATTAGAGCGCGTGGTGTCGCCCCTAAAATTGGGAATCCTAATGCTCCGCAGCCCCCGATGCCTAGCGACTTGGATGCGGCTTATTTAAAGTTAAATCTCCCTGGGTCCCCGCTTCCAAGAAACGGCCTCATGGCTGCTCAATTTATTGATTCAGCTGAATATACGCAAGATGCAATTGTTGCCAATGAGCAGCGTATGTTTAGTCAATTCATGCCGATGACTGGACAACTCCCGATGGGCATTCAACCCCCTATGCCTCAAAAGAAAGGTGGCCGCTGATGGACAAATCTAAAGCTAAAAAAGCTGTCAAAAAATCTGAATCTCGGAAACAAATGGCAGAAGCTGCCAACATGATGGCAACTATGCAAGCAGCTGCAGCCGGGGCTGGCATCGATCCTGAAATTCAATCCCCACAGATTGATATGCAGCCTCCGACCGTCAATCCTTACCATGCAATGGGTTCGATGGCACCAATGGCTTATGCCCCTGGAAACATGCTGCCAGGATACAATTTTCCTGTGATGGTAAATCCGGAAGCTTAATTTCAAAAGTTATTAATCCGGATTGATAAATTGTTGCTATAATTTTTTCTAGTGGAGCTTTTGTTCCATTTTGTAGAGGATACTTGTCCTCGGGTATCAGCTAAACCTACGCTGAGTAACCAACATGTTTATCGATAACGATTTCCCGAAGCTGCTGGGCGCGGAGCTGTACCGTCCCCACCCAGCTTACATTGTGGAGATGGCAGCTGAGCCTGTCGTCGTCCACGACTTCACCAAACAGCCCGGTCAAACCGTTCAGTTAGACCGGTATCGTTTCTGGGGCAACCCTGGCACCAAGACTCAGCGTGAGCGCACCCAAGACCAAACGATTGGTACGGCCAACAGCCGCTCCATCGTTAAGGACAAGGTGCTTGTGTCTCTGCGTGAGTACACGGGCCCTGCTGACCCGAACAACGCCAACCTCCCGAGCACCTTTAAGATCGCTCGTGAGACCCTGATGACCGCTCAGCGCCTTCTGCTGGACACCGGGAACCTTAACATGTTCCACCAGTCCATCGGTTCGCTGACCCTGCTCGATGACTATCGTCGTTGGCGCGATCGCGTCTTCCTCGACGAGTTTTCGAAATCTGAAGCTCGCGGCGCGGCTTCGGATACCCAAGGCGGTTACTACTACCCCAATGGCAAAGTCAAGACTGGTTCGACCACTCTGACTGCCTATACCGCTACTGAGTACGCTTCCGAGCGTTACAAGTTTAACGTTAAGACCGACCTGCTGGAAGTTGTTAAGCAGCTTCGTAAGCGGAACACCCCTGTGTTTGCCGACGGTTACTACCGTTGTATCGCTGATCCCTCCTTCATGAAGGATCTGCGTGCTGACCAAGGCTTCCGTGAAGTGGCTCGTTATCCTGGCATGGGCCAACCCAATCCTCTGATGGGTTCCATGGCTCCTAACGCTGCCATCTATGGTGGTGGTCAGTATGGCCAGGCTCAGTTTGTGGCTGGCGAACCGGTTATGCCTTCTGGCTTCGTGTTTGAAGGTGTTCGTTTCTTCGAGTCCACTAACTTTGCTGAAAAGTCCATCACTGTTGACATTGGCGACGGTGCTGGTGCTATCTCTCACACCACTCCTCCCGCTCTGTTCTTCGGCCCTCAAGCCGTTGGCGTGGGTATCGGCGGTCCTAACGCTCAGGTTCTGATCAATAACAACGACGACTTCAGCCGCTTCATCATCCTGATTTGGCAGCTGTACGCCGGTTTCGCGAACCTGAACAAGGACTTCGTGACTGCCGCCTTCACCATCGTTTGAGGATAGGAGGTAACTAACAATGGCTGCTTACAAAGAAGAAGCCGGTGCTATTCTCCAGCCCGGTAATCAAATCAACCGCCTGTCTTCGTATAACACCGAGGGTGTGTACGGCTGGCCCGGTGTTGAAGCGTTCGAACTGATCGGTTATGCCAAGGTTGATAACCTGGCTGCCGATAAAGCTTCTTACAAGAGCTTCGACATCATCGTTCCTTCGCCTGATCGTCGTCCTGACGACCGTGTCCGTGACAACCGCACCTCGCTGGTTGTTCAAGCTAGCTCGGCTCGCCCTGCCTATGTGTATGGCGCTTCGATCGCTATTGCGCAGGACTACCCCGCTGGTGGTCTGGCTGGCTTCCCCGCTTCGCCTGTGACTGCTGATATCGGTGGTACCTCCACCGAAGGTCTGCTCCTCGGCCCCAACAACGCTGGCGCTCCTTTCGGCGTGCCTTCGACCCAAGCCAATGGTCTTGCTGCTGCAAGCTCCATTATCAGTGCTACCAGCTCCCTGTTTGCTCAGGGCCTGACTGATACCACTGTGGCTGACCTGCCGTTCTGGACCGCCGTTACCACCGCTGGTATCGACGATCAGGATGCTGCCAACTCGATGTTCTACAAAGTTACGTCGGATACCACCTTTAAGGTGTTCAACGTTAACGCTGTGACTTCGACCACCGTTGACGGTGATGGCGTGTTCATCAGCTCGACCGATAAAGATGCTGGTAAGGCTGGTTACATCCTGTGCCGCGTCAACTACCTGCGTCCTGCTCTGGGCGTGTCCTGGAATGACATCCAAGGTTTCATCGACTTCGCTTCGCAAGTCGGCGGTACCGACAGCTGATCCTTCAGCTTATAAAATTAGCGGGTTCTTCGGATCCCGCTTTTTTTGTGCCTATTGAAGAGTAAAGTTAACTTTGTTAAGCTAAGCAGAGACTAAAACTGCTTTTATGCTGTATCAATACAAAATGACTGGTGGCCTGGTTGAGGTCGTCTCCAAGCATGGAGATGGCATCTTGATGTGCCTCGATTCCCAAGACGAGGTTTTGTACATCGAGGAGAGTGAGCTCACTCCTCACCTTGAAGCCACAAACGAAAAAATTCGTACTGAAGAACGTCTTACGGCAGTTCTTGAAGCAGAGGGGGTCAAGCCTGCCAAGCCGACCACGAAAGAAACATTTCCTCTGGATGTCCGGATTAACATCAACACTGCCAGCGCCAGGCAAATTGCAGATTCTCTCCCTGGAGTCGGATTGAAGACAGCCCGTGACATCAAGGATTTGCAGACATCCATGCCAGGGGAAAAATTCCTTAAGCTGGAGCAATTAAAGTCAATTAAACGTGTGGATTGGGACGAAATTTTCAAAGAAAATTTAGTACGGGTTGAGTGATAATTAGCGCGTGCTAGTGTGTTAATGGGTATATCTAAAGGATGTGCCCATTACGCATTTCTTTCGTGTAATGCAACTCGACACTTTTCTCAAATCTAAAGTTCGCTGGCACCTGGGATATAACCTGACATCGGTCCCTGCTGGTGATCAAGCACGACTTGAGGAAGCTGTCAACAATATCCAAGATTCGTTCTGGTATAGCAAGATTGTCGAACAGATCAGTCGGTGCGATGAAGCTGAAAAACGCACTGACATGACTGGCAGCGTGAACAATAATACCGTCCCCCGTAATCGTATTGAGAGTATCGCAGGTGATGTTGATCGAACGATTGCAACCTCTGACTTTAGAGACACGCTGAAAACCTGGACGGCAATCTATTTATACGAGACGGATCGACTCGCTCTCCATCTCTATGTTCCGAATTACCGAAACCCCGAGCAAGCTCGATACCGATTCAACCGGGAAGGTGCTGAATTCATTCAAGCGCTTCCTGGTCCTGCCGACACTGCTGTGGGGACTAGGATCATGTTTGCTACCAACTTCCGTTGAAGCCATGAGTCAGTTAAGCCCTCAACAAATTGCTTCATTGCTTCAGCAACAAGGTGTTGCTAAAGAAAAAATTCCCACAATGACTGCCATTGCTTTGGCAGAATCTAGCGGACGCCCCCAGGCTTTTAATCCACAAGGTTTAGACAAATCTTATGGATTATTTCAGGTGAACATGTACGGGGGCTTAGGTCCTGCCCGTATGAAACAATTTGGATTAAAAAATGAAAAAGAGTTATTTGATCCAACAACAAATGTTAAAGCAGCAAAACAGATTTTAGGTAGCCAAGGATTAGGTGCTTGGTCTGTTTATAAAAGTGGTAAATATAAAGAGTTTTTGCCGCAGGCTCAACAAGCTGCTCAAGGATTGGGTCAGCCGTCTCCCGAACAAAAACCACAACAAATCTCTGCCGCGCCAAAAGGAAACACGTACATTATTTACGGTGACGGGGAAACCGAAGATCCAGCATTAAATTTTTTACGTGGTTACAAAGATAAAGTTCAACCACAGTTTCAAGGGATTGATCCGGTGGCGCTGTTAACGAAAGCTTTTTCTCAAACACCGAATTATTTAGGTGATCAAGCATAAATGGCAGCCACAACAACAACTAGCGTCGGTCAAGTAATCTCTCCGTCAGAGGACATTTATCCAACTACTGGAGCACATCTTGATGTACGAGTCTTAAAAGACGGAAAATACATCGATCCTGGTACGATCCGTTCTTTGCTAACTCGCTTAAAAGTTGGTAAAGAACAAAAACCACTGTGGCAACAAGTTGGACAGGAGTGGAAGCCTAGCTACGCTGTTACATCTGGATATGGGAAACGGGATGCTCCTACGAAAGGCGCGTCCACATTCCATCTTGGACAGGATTATGGGATAGGAGCTGGAACACCACTTTCATGGGAGGGACCAGGGGAGTACATCCCAGGGCGTGGTTATAGCACGATTAAAACATCCGATGCTCAAGGTCAACCTTACGAAGTTCGTTTACTACATACAAAACCAGGAAAAGCGGCAAATATTTTAGGCGCAGCTCCACCACCCCCACAACTTCCACCTGCACAACAAGCAGGGGGAAACACGTATATCTATGTCGGTGGTCGTTCCAAGAAAGAAGATTCTCCGGAGGATTTTCTTTCTTCCTACATCAGGGACTCGCTTTTTCAAGGTCCACCAGAGATTAAATCTACATTTAATCCAACTGCTATGTTGCAATCTGTGTTTGCACAGACCCCTAACTACATGGTGTAATGAGATTTGCTGCTGTCCCTGGTTATTATCCATCTTTCCCTGTTACCTACGGAAATCTGTATGGTGACGGAAGCATGACCACTGCTGGTTTCTCAGATCCATTTAATATGCAACGGTCCGAGAAACACCAAACTTGTCCGCACGTAGTGGCTTACAATGGTATTGAAGAGCCTCGTTTTCAGCTCAACAATCCAGCGTATTACCGCGAAGTCATTCGCTCCCACGCAGACCCTGTTCCTCCTGTGGAGCTGAGCCGCAATCCTGTACAAAGCGACTTTTATGGCATATACAAAACCTGAGCTACGTGAGCGATTAAAAAATCGAATAAAAGCTGGCTCTAAAGGTGGAAAACCAGGTGAATGGTCAGCGAGAAAGGCTCAGCTTCTTGCGCGTGCTTATAAAGAAAAAGGTGGTGGATACAAAGGTGGTAAAACCGAAGGACAAAAATCTCTCAAGCGTTGGGGAGATCAGAAATGGATGACCAAAGAGGAATACGAAGGTAAAAACAAATGAATCCGAAGCTTAACATTCTTTTAAATAAAACTGTATCCGAGATTGGTGGATCGTGCCCTCGTGCAACGACAGATATAGAAGAAAATATTAAAAATCGTAATTGGACAATTAAAAATTTTGCGTATGGTCCTTTAAATCCAGACGTACCTGATCCAGGGTTTTGGGAGAAAAAAGCTGAGATGTGGAACAGTGATGTGGATACTGTAATGACAGCTCGTTGTTGTAACTGTGCCGCTTTTGATCAATCCGCAAAACTAATTAATTGCATTATCGAAGGAATCAACGAAAAGGAAGCTGCAGACCCCTGGGAAGTTCAATGTCGTGCCAATTTAGGTTACTGCCAGTTGTTTAAATTCAAATGCGCAGGAGATCGTACTTGTGACGCCTGGTTGCATGGTGGCGCAATTCAAGACTAATGGCAGCAGATAAAGCTATTGAACCAGGTAAAAAAGGTACTGAAAGGTATTTACCAAAGGCTGCTTGGGCTAAGTTATCTCCCGAAGAAAGAAAAGAAACGGATGAAAAGAAAAAACGTGAGTCTCGAGAAGGAAAGCAATTCGTTGCAAATACGGATCGGGCAAGAAAAGCTAGGAAAGCCGTAGAATTAGCAAGCAGGCGGAAACAAGAAAGTGGTTCAACCTAAAAGTAGACTCGGCTACATGTATGGGTTAGGGTTGGAAAAAGACCCTTATGAAAGGCCGCTGCCTACTAATGCAGAAAAATTTCAATCAGTTGTTTCAGAAGAAGGCGCTTATTACGCTTATGGTCGATTACCAGAACGTAGCTATCCTGATAAACGTAAAGCAGGGGATGCGTTAAACTTAGACTTAAGGCAATCTTTAGGAACCCCTAAGTACGTACCTTTACCTTCTATCGGTAGGGCCGAACTGCGAACTCCTGAACTCCCTTCATAATCATGGGTGCATCAAAAGATAGTTCTGTATTTGATACAGAAAAATTACGTATGGCAGGTAACGAACTGTCAAAGATGTCGTCGACTCCTCAAAGCGACGCTGAGCTGAGCACGTATGCCTCGTACTCTCCTGAGACCCCTTCAAAAGCAGCTCGAGATGCTAGGTCCCGTTATCTTGAACAAGGAGTATCTGCACCTATCCCTTTTTCGTTAATTCAAGAAGAAGTTAAATCATGACCAGTAAGAAGTCGATGCCTCCTGAGTTACTGGAGCATTTTAAGAAAAAGCAAGAGGGCAAAGAGGAAAAGGGAGGCGATCATAAGTCTGAAGACAAGGATCGCCGTAAGGAGGCCGTCAAGAAAGCTCGTACTAGGATGGAAGAAAAGAGCAGGAGGAATCGTGATGACCAAAAAGAAAAAGCTGGTAAAGGACGCGCTTAAGCATTCAGAACTTTATGCTCCAGCCGAGCTTAAATTTTTTGAGATTTGGCTGGCGCATAAAAAAGAAAAGAAAGAAGCCAAGAAAGCTTCTTTCTCTGTCTAATATTCCTACGGTTTCTTATTAATTGGCCTCATTACGGCATCGTATGGGGACAAACCTTGCTGTAGTCTTTTTGAGATAAGACCTTTGCTGAGTCCCTTTTCCTTTTCCCACTCAGAGTATGTCTTAGTAACTCCGTCAATTGTAATAAATTTACTATTTTTATTTCTAACTGTTCCCCCTTTTGTAGGGTTAACTGGTGAGGCAACCCATTTTGATCTGTCGCCACCATCTCGTTTTTGCGGGTCTAATGCAATCTCCAGTGGCCAGCCATTATTCAAACGCTTTTGAAGAGACTGGGGAGTGATCCCAATTTCCTTTGCCCAATCTGCAATGCACATTGTTTTTTCATTAAACGTGTAAAGCCTGGTAGCTCTTGCACCTCCACGATTTCTTGTTTGTTCTTTTCTGGTAGCCCATCGACAATTTTCTTTGCAGTAATTGCCGTCATTATCAATTCGATCTAATTCCATTGTCTGTTCTGGTTTTGCTCCCATGTCTTCTAAAAATTTAGAAAAATTTTTCCAAGCTGAGTCATAAGTAATTCCACGACCACCATATCTCGCATAATGTGTGTTATTTGGGTTGTTGCAGCGTTGTTTCATTGAACTCCAAGATGAGTGCTCAGAGGAATAATCCTTAAATGCACCATGCTTGCTAGATGCGCATTGTTTGGAACAAAAAATTACACCATTTTTATTTAACCTATGGCGCGTAGCTGCAGGGTCATTTGGAATAAATGTAACGTGGCAGAAATCACAGATAAAAGTTGTCTGCATTAGAATTTGAACCAAAGGGGTTGAATTACGCTTCAATCGTACAGCAAAAGCACCGGAGAGTCAATTGTCCAGCTCATCTAGTAACAAACAACCCGCTATGGTTGACAGGCCTGCGACCTCGTCAACCTTAATTACCGTTGCATCCGGCCAAGCATTTTCAACTAGCTTAATTCCGACGGCTGTTGGTAACGCAACAAAAGTTTTTGATGTTGACTCTGCACTGACGGATACATCAATTAGTGGTGCTTATATCGACGAAATCTGGTTTCAATATTCAAAAAGAACTACTCAATATATCGACGCCGTTACCGCAACCGCTGGAACTTATTCAGCCGACAGCACAAATGTAGTCGTCACTATTTCTGCAGGTCATAACGTACAAGTCGGTCAAAAAGTTTTTCTTGATTTCACTTCATACAGCTCTGGCTCGACCCCTATTGACCAAGCTGTAACTGTTACCGCTGTAACACCTACAACTTTCACTGGTACCATCCCTTCAATTTCTGGTCCTATTACAGGGAACGTAAATTGTTACCTGCCCATTGATTTCTGCTTCTATTTAGTTAACACGGGGACGATTACAAACATTAATCAATTTTTCCCTTTATTTGTTGCAAGTATTCCTGCTGTTTACGAGAATCAGAATTTCAGTTTGACGCTAAATTCTATCCTCCCGCTAATTAACCACCCAGTGGTTCAAGCCGGTGCTAATTTCAGCTCCACAAACAGCACAGTATCCCCTAAAATCCGGGGTCTCATGCTGCAGCGGGGTCAAGCCCTGTACGTGGCCGCAAGCGGTGCTACATCCCTCACCAACGGCTTCTACGCAGGCGTACAGGCTGGTTACTACTAAGAATAATGAAGGCCGAAACTCAACGTGAATTAGGCCAAGGGGTACAAAATGGACGCCTCGCCGTTGATTTAGCAAACACCCGGCGCAAAATGCTAAAAGTACCTACTGTTAATTACCAATATCCTGGAGACCCTAGTACAGAATTGCATATACGACCTTAATCATGTCTTTTGGAGTTGGTAAATTTAATTTACCATCGAAAAATAGCTTTGGTAAAGATTTATCTAAAGGGTTTACCGGAGATACAAATTTTAATAAAGTTCCAGATTGGGAGCTAGATACGAATGCGTTTAAATTTACTCCTAAGGACAACAGTTTAAAAAGTCGAATCAGGTTTTACGACCATGACTCTTCTTGGATTCGTTGGCGACGTGGATATGAACTTTACACGATTACTCAGAACACTTTAGGATCTTTTGCAAACGAAAGATTTTATAGGGGGGATTATCGTCTTTACTGCGCGGTTCAACAATTTCCAGGGGTATTTGCTTCTGCGCGTTTATTTACATTCCCATCTGCCAATCAAGAAATAGGTACACAATTAGTTGCAATGCGTGATACAAATGCATTCAACTTTTATAACTATGGAATACCTATTCTCGGTGTTCGTTATTTAGGACCCTCTTCTTCTGGCACGTACTCTCAGTCGGGTACGACAATTACGGTAACCAAGCTAGATCATGGGTTCCTTATAAATGAGAGCGTTTCTTTAGTTTTTTCAACCGGAGCTGGGGTTGATGAAACTCTGGTTATTACTAGTGTCACGAATAATACATTTACGCTTACAGCCACCAGCCCGGTGACAACAAATGGAAACGTAACGTTTTATTTGTCTACCACTTTTGATGATTCTCGTTGGATTTCAATACGAACAAAATTGCAAAATTTACCAACATCTGCATCCTTTTTGGTTGGTGAACGGCTTGTAGATCGAATTATTGAACAAGATCCAGGAGTTGTTGGTACTTACACAAGAATTGGTGTGACAGTTTCAGTCACCTGTTCTACAGATCACGGGCTTTCAACTGGAAACGCTGTTAATTTGACAATTAGCAGCGGTGGCATCGCTCCAGGGCGTTACATTATTAACGTTACTAGCTCCACTCAATTTACAGTCACCACTGTAGCCAGTGGTGCTGCTACCGGCAGCTTGGTGGTGAGCAGGTTGATTCCTGGGTACAGATATGACGACTATGTTGGTTACACAATGATTGATATTGACACAGCAACCAATGAATTAATTTTCCAACGAAAAGATAGCTACGGTGGTTCTACTTTTGGCGATAAGTTGGTTACAACTGTACCAGCTCATAGGGGATTTTTAAATAATCGGTTTTTAACTACCGAATTACGGTGGCAATGTTCTTGCCAAGATTTTACGCGGCGTTCTGGATATGATTTTTATAGCGAAGTAACGAACAAACGATTTCCGGTTACAGCTATTACTTCTACAAAGCCTGGACAGGTATTAGAAAAAGATAATAGCCTTAGTAATGAGAGAGATTTGCCCGGTAACTTTAGTGATTTAGGTTATACAGCGGTTAATAACTTTTATCAATTACCTGAGTATGAAGACACTGCTTCCACGTCGTATACCAATCTTGAGTATTATCAACTTCGTTGGTGTAAGCATATTTATGCTGCATTGTTTGCATTGGTTCATGATGAAGGTAATGAACCCTTAGCACTGCTTGCGAAGTATTCTCAGTCTGGACCAAACATTACAGTAGATTTTCCCAATCACAATCTAACTATAAATACAAAAATTGAACTTACTTTTACCAGTGGCAACGCCATTTCTGGCCAATATACAATTACGAGTGTTCCAAATCCAAATAGCTTTGTGGTTGTTTATCCCTTTAGTGAGACAACCAGTGGTTATTGCACAGTCAGTAATTTAAAAGAACATTCCTACGTTAACGAATGGTTATTAGAGCCAAACGATCGTCCGGTGGGGGACGATCTTGATACTTTTTATCGCAATTTTGATAAAGAAATCAAAAAGATTCAGTTAGCAGCAGAACGATTAGTCTTGATCAGACAAGGTTCAAAGTGGGTCGGTAGCAGACAAGTTGTTGGATCTTTTAACTTGCCAGAAGAGATAGCAAACTACGATCCAGAATTGATTACAATGTTGATCACGGATTCGATTCGCAGAGGAATTGATGGTAGCTTGGATCGAGATGGGATTTTGGTAAACAATACAAACAGGCTAATCTCTGTTATCAGTAAGTTATTCAATCTAGAGCCAACTCAAATATCAGATACAAAAATTGGCCTTCTTGATCAACCGTTATTTAACTACAGTCAGGGATTTAATTTTATTTTAATCGATGGAGGTACCTACGCAAACGGAGAACCGGTTGAATCAAGTCAATCATTGACTACAATTGATTGTGAAACTTATAGTCCCAGAACAGCCCAGGATACGGAAGTAGATTGCGGCTTTTACATCAACATTTAAATTATGGCAGGACAGGTATTATCTAGACGATCCAGTATTCTGCACGATCGACCTTTTCCTATTCGATTGGGAATTGCAGAACTTACCTTAAACAACAATCCTGGCGACCCTGGTCTTTATTTCGCTGACAACACAGCCAGTCCATCTACAGGGCTTATAAAGGTTGGTCCCACGTTCATTGGTTCTACTCCTCCTAACACCCCCGCTGTTGGGCATATCTCCTTAAGCAGGGGAGAGACTTGGCTGGATACATCCAGTACGTATATCCATAAGATCTTTGATGGAAGCTCGTGGCAAACTCCTAATGCTGTGGCATCAATTGGTAACGGTAAGCCAGTAAATCCGACAAATGGACAGTTGCACTATGATGAACTTATTCCAGGGCTTTTTATTTACAAATCAGCTACTACAAGCTGGATTGCGATTTAATTGCGGTGCCCAGTATTCAAGATATGGTCTAAAATCCGATCTAACTTGTTATGCACGGCTTGAATTTCGCGAAGAAAGTCCTCTTTTAGGACGTAGTCGTGTATAACTCGGTCTTGAAAATTATCAAGATCTTGCTCAAGAGCTTCAAATCTACGTTCAATTTTTTTATTAAAGTTGGCTAACGCTCTATTAAGTCCAGCAAACGCGCCTGCAGCACCCGATAGAATAGCTAAAATTAATTCGGGTGTCATCCCACCAGTCTTTTTTACTATTCTAAGGGATTTAACGATTTAGAATACAATCAAGATAAGAACAAAAATGAGCACCGGTTACGAACCTAATATTGAAGGTGCCATTGCGGTTCTTGTTGATTTGATGCAAGGAAATGGCTTCACAATGACACGAGAACCGTATGCCCCTAATTATCGTGGATTGGTAGATGCCCTGATTGATTTAAAAGAGGGATTTCCTACTTTTGTTCCATTTCGTGTTGGATTTAACGCGGAAGTTTTTGAAAATGTCTCTCAAGGGGAGGCTTTATACCTAAGAACCACCGACGGCCTTGCTGGTAGAGCCATTGCAAGCGGTACATTGGATCAGGCTTACGTTGTAGGCTTTGCAGATACAACAAAAAGCACTGGCGAAATTGTAAAAATTTTAGTCACAGGTGTTGAAGCAATTTCTGGTTTAGATGCTGGAGATCATTACTTCTTATCTGCTGCATCTGCTGGCACCATCACCACTACTGTTCCGAATACGCCAGGTCAGTATGTCGTTAGAGTTGGAGAAGCTGTATCAACCAGTGAATTTTCCATTCAATTAGAACCCCCCGTGCTTCTTAGTTAATATGGCCACGAAAAAAGCAATTGTACTAGTTGGGGGACTCTTTCAAGAGTTAAATACCCCTACAGACAAACTAGATTTTGCTGGCAACACGACAACTGATCTTGCTGAGGGCACAAATCTATATTACACAGATACCAGAGCACGGCAGTCTATCTCTGTCACTGATTCTGGCGGTGACGGATCGTTAAGTTACAATAATTCGAACGGCGTAATTACGTATACCGGCCCATCTGCCACAGAAGTTCGGGCACATTTTAGTGCAGGGAACAGCGGTTCTGGTTTTGGTAGTCTGTCGTACGACAACAGCACAGGTGTATTTACCTTTAGTGTTGTAACTGCTTCTAATATTCGACAACAAATCTCAGTTACAGATACTGGAGGCGATGGATCATTATCGTACGACAATAGTACTGGAGTAATTACTTACACTGGTCCTAGTGCTGCTGATGTACGAGCTCACTTCAGTGTTGCAACTGGCTCTGGTCTTACGTACAACAGTACTACCGGCGAGTTTGGGACTAATGCTATTCCCAACGCTCAATTAGCAAATAGCAGCGTCACCGTTGGCAGTACTTCTATTTCGTTAGGTGCCACGGCAACAACACTTGATGGTCTAACTGCAGTAACAAGCTCTGCAATTAACGTCGGTACTGTTGGCACTGCAAACTCCATCATTCTTGACAGCTCTGGCATCACGTTTGAGGGAAGCGGTGTTGATACTTTTGAAACAACACTTTCTGTTGTAAATCCAACTGCTGATCGAGCAATTGTGTTCCCAGATGCAGCTGGTACGGTTGCGCTACTGACTAGTTTATCTGTAGCTGCAGGTTCTGGTCTTACGTACAACAGTACTACCGGCGAGTTCGGTACAAGTAACATTCCAAATAGCCAGCTTCAGAATAGTTCAGTAACCATCGGCTCAACTGCAGTTGCACTGGGCAGTACTGTTACCACAATTGCTGGGCTTTTATCTCTTACCTCCTCTGCTCTTATTACGGATGATAACGGGTTTCGAGTTCGAGATAATTCAGACGCAACAAAACAATTGGCATTTGAATGCTCTGGCATCTCAACCACAACAACTCGTACAATGACGGTACCAGATGAAAATGGTACGATTTCCACTCAAGATTTTGCAACGGCAATTGCAATTGCATTAGGATAGAATCATGGCAACGCAAGTACAATTCCGGCGCGGAACTTCAGCGGAAACAGCGACTTTTACAGGTGCTGTAGGAGAAGTTACTGTTGATCTTACAAAGCATACTTGTGTTGTTCATGATGCTTTGCAAGTTGGGGGATACCCCCTTCTTCTTGAAAATGGGACAAATAGTGCATTCTCATTAGGATCTTTAAGTAGTTGCGCTTTAAAATTTGCCGGAGATCCAAACACAGGTATCATTAGCACTGGCGCCGATCAAATTGCACTTGTGACAGGAGGTGTTGCTAGGCTTACAATAGATTCATCTGGATCGGTTACCATCCCTGGCAACGTTTCCATCACTGGTGGTTTAACTGTGACAGGGGCCTTTAATTCCACTGAAAACCTTGCACTTATTGTTGCCCTAAGCTGATATGGCCAATACTTTTAAAATCGAAACCAAATCAAGCTTGGTTACCGATGCAGTCAGCAACACAACAACTAATGTTTTAAGTGCAGGTGCGACTGCAACGATTATTGTCTTAAGTGTTCTTGTTTCGAATAAGACCGGTACAAGTTCTAATGTTGATGTATATTTAGTCACTAATACCGGTGATGATGTTTATTTGATTCGAAATGCTCCGGTCCCTGCTGGATCTTCTCTTGAGCTTATCAGCGGTAACAAGGTCATTATGGAGTCTAGTGATGTTTTGCGGGCACGTAGTGATACTTCTGCTGCATTAGATATTGCCGTCAGCTACCTTGAGCAGACCCCTTAATTATGGGCCTAACCGGCAATCAAACTGCAACTGCGTTTTTGTCTGCTTTAAATCAATTTAAAGCAGAGATTGCGCAGGAACTTGAAAAAATTAATAATAAACTTGAAATCTTAGAATGTCGAATTTTTGAAGAAGCTGTTTTAAATTTACAAGATGATGATTGGGAGTCAATTCGTTTAAAGAGAAACTATTTGTTAAAATCGACAGACTGGGTAATGACCCCTGGATCAACAATCAACCCAGCAGCCTGGGCGGAATATCGTCAGTTCTTAAGAGACTTACCACAAAGGTACGAGGGAATTGAACCTTCCGAGGTCGTATGGCCGGTAAAACCATCTCTTGATGGACCAAACACAAGTCAGTTAGAATAATTCAATAGAGATTACAAGCTAAAACGGTGCCGTATTTAGGGAACGATCTACAAGTTGCGCAACCTTCGTATCGCAACATTGATGATATCAGTGGTTCTTTTAATAGTTCAACGACATCTTTTCCTTTATTGGTAAGTGGTGCCGCTCCAGTTCCATTTCCAATCAACTCCAACCAATGTTTAATTTCTGTTGCGGGTGTCGTTCAACGACCCGATGACAGCGGTACCGAAGGATTTCGGATCAGTGGGGGAAATATTATCTTCAGCTCAGCTCCGAGTACAGGGGCGGACTTTTTCGGTGTAATTCTGGCTGGCGCTGATTACGTTAATGTCGGCGCTAATTTTCCAAGTGGTTCAGCTGCAGTTCCGAGCATTACGTTTGATTCGGATTTAGATACTGGTATTTACAATTCAGCTGCTAATCAGGTTTCTATTACAACGGCTGGAACTGAAAGATTACGTATTGATTCTGCTGGTCAAATTGAAGCTGTTTCTCTTGGTACGGCTGCAGCTCCTAGTTTCAGTTTTACAACTGATCCGAACACCGGCATTTATTCTCCTGGTGCAGACCAAGTAGCCATCTCAACTAATGGGTCGGGGAGGCTGTTTGTTGACTCCAGTGGTCGGACTCTGATTGGCACGTCTTCGAGTTCCAGCGTCACTACTGCTGGAGACGCAAGATTGCAAATTGTTGGCAATAGCGCTGGCAATGCGGGCATTATTTCACTTAGCCGTTCAGTTACTGCTGTAAATACGGCAGTGCTTGGACAAATTGTCTTTGCTGACAATGTTGGCAGGTTTGCCCAAATCGAGGCTGAGTGCGATGGAACACCTGGAACAAATGACTATCCAGGGCTTTTAAAGTTCTCCACTACGCGAGATTCTCAGTCATCTCCTCTAGAGAGAATGAGAATAACAAACCTTGGTGAAACAGCGATTGGCACAACCAACAATGGTTTGTTTGTTGGCACTACGCAAGGCGCTGGCACCACTTACGCGCTGTTTATTGGCCGAAGGAGCATTACAGAGGGATCCGCATTTACGACTGGCGTCGATACCTTTGTTGTCTACAGCAACGGCAACGTCCAGAACACCAACAACAGCTACGGCGGCATCTCCGACATCAAGCTAAAAGAAAACATTGTCGATTCTGGTTCCCAGTGGGTTGATATTAAAGCCTTCCGGGTTCGCAAATACAACCTTAAGGAAGGCCAGACCCACACCCAAATCGGCCTAGTTGCCCAGGAAGCTGAGCTGGTCTCCCCCGGCCTTGTCTACGAAACACCCGACCGCGACGAAGAAGGCAACGACCTTGGCACCGTCACCAAGAGCATCAACTATTCCGTGCTCTACATGAAGGCAGTGAAGGCGCTGCAAGAAGCAATGGAGCGGATCGAAGCTCTGGAAGCCAAAGTTGCAGCCCTTGAGGCGTCGTAGTCCTACTCACTAAATGGTCTATCCCTCCTACTGCTGCCAACATTGCGGTGAACAAATCGGGTGGGTCGGTC